GGTGGTAAGATCCGGATGGTCACGTCCGGGTCTCAGGCAGGGGCCACAGTCGGCGGACTCTGGCAACAAAGGGTCCTGAGGGAGATGAAGAAGCTCGAATTCTTCCCGTCCATGTCTCGGGTCATTACGGGAGACCTCGTGGACGAGATCCTGGGCCACGAAGGGGATATGGCGGCGTCGTCGGACTTCACTGCTGCCACCGACTTGCTCGACCCTCGCCTTACCAATTGGATTCTGGATTATTTGACTGAGGGTTACCCATATCACGATGTCATTATGGATGACAACGCCGACAAGTTGATCGCATATGGCGCTATCCCGAAGGAGTTCGAGTCCAGGCCGACGCGTGGGGTTTGTATCCGTGGTCGATGGTTTCAAGAGACCGATGGGCGGGGTATCTCCGTGCGGTACCACGGCCGTGTCCTGATGCTCACGAAGGAATTCCCCCGGGCGAAGAAGACCTGCGGGCAGCTCATGGGCCAGATCACTTCTTTCCCACTGCTTTGTCTCGCCAATGCTGCCTGCACGTTGGCAGCCTATGGATTGCACGGGATCCCCCTAGAAGCGGCGCGGCGCCGCTTCATTATCAATGGGGATGACCGCCTAGCGAGGAGCAGTCGGGCGATCGAGGATACCTTCTGGACCATTTCCGAGTCCATTGGGTTGAAGAGGTCTCCTGGGAAGAGCCATGAGAGCACACGGTTTGCTTGCATCAATTCCCAGATGTATGTGCTCCGCCGCGGAAATTGGACCCGGATACAGGTTCTCCGGGGGTCTCTCTTCCACGGGATTATGAAGTTGGAGACTGACGACTTTAAGCCGTCCCATGTGGTGACCGCTTTGTTTGAGCATGTTCCTCTCAGGTCGATGGCTGCTGCCATCAAGGTCTGGTTCAAGAGATGGGGGCCTCAGATTGAGGAGGAGTGCAGGGGTCGCAACTTGTTCCTCCCGGTGGCCCTCAATGGGATGGGTCAAGAGTCTCCCCCCGGTATGCGTTGGTATGTCACCCCGGTGTAAGAGGATGTGGCCAGCCACCTGCTGTTTTCGCAGCCTTTTGCCAGCTATGTTTTTGGTCCTCAGTGGCCTTCCCCCCCTCGGAGAGTAGGGGTTGAGGCGCAGCCTTGGGATATTCCCTCGGCTTCCCCGGAGGCTGGCAGTATTGAGGAGGAGCTCGCGGTCTATGAGGCCCGCCTCGCTCGGCGAGTGGCGGAGTTTCGGATGAAGAGGTCGAGGCAGGCCGTTTGTTGTGGGAAGGTTCGGACTTCGGATTGCGAGTGCGGTTGCACCATCACTGAATGTGAGTTTGCCCGCCCCCGTGCTTATCGCCAAGAGTGTGAGTGCGGAGATTTCCGTGATCGCATGTGGGAGCGGGCACGCGACCAACCGGAGCCTGAGTGTCACCACCCGGCAAAGATCCTCGTCCGCTGGGAATGTGACTGCCACGGCAAGTCCATGGTCTGGCGTAAGTCAGAGACGAGCTATCGGCCCAGGGCGGGCCTCAGCTGGATCCTATCGGCCGTTCGACCGACTACCACCTATATGGCAGGGGTGGGTAGCGGCTGGAGGGCGCGCCGACCGGCCGTGGCTCTTTGGGGGGCTGACCAGACGCAATATTTCGGCGTCAAGCATCGTGAGGTATCCGACCACCCCCGTCAGGAGGCCCAGATGCTCATGGAGATCGAGATTGCGATTGCTGAGGCAACCGGGGATTGGAGAAGATTGGTGTAGGGGCTTGATGGACGTCGGGTACGACGTAAAACATACAACGCTTAGGCATATTCGACTAGTAACACAGGTGAACGTCATGCGACAGGCAAACAAGAAGGCCTCGAAGGCCAATCAGGCGGCTCAAGTCAAGTCGCTCGCGAATCAGATCGCACAGCTCAAGGCTCAGGCCGATGCGTGGGGTGGGACCGCCCGCCCTTCAAGGGTCAGCAAGCAGAACAAACGGGGCCGGCAACGGGTCCGCAACACCGGCCGGGCCGACGGTGGTCAGGGGCTTGC